ACGGCGCAGCCACCGGAATGGGCTAAGTGGGAAAATAAAACTTCTTACACAATTTCACAAGCGCAAGAAAAAATCGGGATCTCGGATCTCTTATTTCTTGCGTGGAATGCCATGAAACGCGAGGCAGGCGGCAAGCCTGTCAAGCCTTACGAAATATGGTGCGAAACTGTATCCGACGTACGAACTGGAGACGAAGACCCAAAAGTTACGCCGCCGGAAGTGTGAATCGAATGCTCGTCGAGTTAGCAATAGCGACGGGCATTCCGATGAGCGAATGGGTCACGGCGGAGCAGATTTACACCGCAAAAGAGATCTTGGAGGAACAAAGCCGTGGACAATGACGCAATCTCCTATGACAAGGCAGATCTACGTCGAATCACGGGCGCATTCAAGGCGATGGACGATGAAGCCGTTGCCGCCGCTAAACGCGAATCTTCTGCTCTGGCAGAATTCGCTCAAGGCAAAATTATCCAAGCCGCTAACAAGACATTTAACAAAGCCGACAATCGTATTGCTAGTGGATCTCGCGTTTCTAAATCGTCAAAGATAGGTGAACTTTCTTTCGGTTTCGCTTCTCAAAAATTCTCCGGCGGTGGCACTACTCAGCAATTATGGGGCGGATACGAATTCGGATCTAATACTTTTAAGCAATTCCCTATCTGGTCAGGGCGCGAAGGTAGAGGATCTAGGGGCTGGTTTATTTATCCGACACTTCGCGAAATACAGCCCGAGATCCTCAATCAATGGGAGTATGCCTTTAATAAAATATTGAAGGAGTGGTAATGGCGGCAGGTTCACGCACGTTAAAACTCTCAATCCTTGCGGACGTTGATAACCTAAAGAAAAGTCTTAACTCTGGTTCAACAGACGTACAATCTTTCGGCGATAAGGTTTCAGATTTCGGCAAAAAAGCGGGACTTGCATTCGCCGCGGCTGGAGCCGCCGCAGCCGCCTACGCTGGCAAATTAGCAATAGACGGAGTAAAAGCCGCACTAGAAGACGAAAAAGCACAGAGGCTTCTTGCATTGACTCTAGAAAATACTACCGGCGCACAAAAAGAACAAATCAAAGCGGTAGAAGATTACATTCTTAAAACTTCTTTATCCATAGGAGTCACGGACGATAAATTGCGTCCGGCATACGCTCGTCTTGTAAGAAGTACGAAAGACACAGAAGAAGCGCAAAAACTTCTCAACCTAAGTTTAGATATTGCAAGCGCAACAGGAAAGCCGCTCGAAACTATTGCGAATAGTTTAGGAAAGGCTTACGACGGAAATACTCAAGCACTTGGAAAATTAGGACTTGGCATAGATCAAAATATTTTAAAGACAAAAGATTTTAATCTAGTTTATGAAAATCTAAGAACTTCATTCAAAGGCTTCGCCGAAGGTGAGGCAAACACATTTCAAGGACGATTAGATCGTCTCAAAGTTGCATTCGATGAAGCAAAGGAAACAATAGGTTTCCAATTATTGCCTATCATTCAAAAATTGGTCGAGTTCGTAGTGGACAAAGTTATTCCGGCACTCGGTAAGTTTGCAGATTACTTTAAGCCTATAACTCAAGCAATAAACGAAAATAAAGAAACGTTCAAGGCATTCGGACAATTTATCGTCGATTACGTTGCGCCGGTTCTCGTTACCGTTCTCGGTGGCGCGTTCCAGATTATCGGCAAAATTGCCGGAGGAATTATCGACGTTATTGCCGCAGTTATCAAAGGTCTCAACGTTCTTATTCAAGGAGCCGTGCAAGGAATCAACGCATTAATCGGTGTCTACAACTCCGTGCCATTCTTACCTAATGTCGGCAAAATATCCGCACCGACTATCAGCGTTCCAAGTGTTTCCGTTCCAGACGTCGGCGGATCTACTTCTTCATCTTCAATCACAGTTCCTTCCATCTCAATGGGCGGAAGTGGCACATCGGGCGGCTCTGCTAGTGCTACAAGTGACACACCGCAGTTCTTTAATCCTTCGGCTAATTTTGTCCCGTCATTCGGTAAGTCTTCATCTATTGCACTCATGGAAGCAGGGCAATTCCAACGCGAATCCTCAATCGTCAATAACATCACGGTCAATGGTGCAATCGACGCCGAAGGAACCGCGCGACAGATTGCCGAAGTTATGAATAATGGATACTACCGAGGCACAGGTGGCGCGTCTCAGTTCGTCGGTATTAAGTGACACAATGGAGTCCAGTCTGGGACATAAAGATAAATGGCGTCAGTTATACGACGGTCACACTTGCGAACCTCTCAATTACTTCTGGACGCTCGAACATCTATATTCAAGCACAAGCCGGCTATGCAACGATAAATCTGATCAACCTTACGGGAACGGCAATAGTCCCGACAATTAATGACACGCTCTCAATTCAAGTCAAAGACACGTCCGCAACGTATGTCCCGATATTCGGCGGATCTATTGTGGACGTCGGTGTAGTTGTCTCTCAAGTTGGCTCGACAGGAATAGCCCAGACAATTACTATCACGGCTCTGGGAGCCCTTGCAAGGCTTCAAAAGGCACTCACAAACGGCGTTCTAACTCAAGACTTCGACGGCAATCAAATTGACACAATTCTTCGCGAAGTCTTATTCGCTCAATGGCAACAGGTTCCGGCGGCTCTCACGTGGGCAACTTATGATCCGACTACGACATGGGCGAATGCAGGAAATACGGGACTTGGCGAAATAGATACTCCAGGAAACTACGAACTAGCGCAACGCTCCTCCAGCCGTACCGACGTTTATTCACTCGTTGCAGCCCTTGCGACTTCTGGACTTGGCTATCTTTACGAGGACGCGCAAGGTCTTATTTCCTACGCCGATTCGACTCATCGAACTACTTATCTTGCGACTAATGGATACACAGATCTCGACGCTAATCAGGCACTTGGTCAAGGAATCAAGATTCAAACACGCGCCGGAGATATTCGAAATGACTTGACTATTAAATTCGGCACAAACTCGACGAGCGAAGTTAGCGACCGCGACGAAACTTCAATCGGGCTCTATGGCGAACTTGCTCAAATTATTACAACGACGATTAAGCATTCCGCAGACGCAGAGGCTCAAGCGGCGTTCTATTTATCTCTTCGCGCCTATCCTCAACCTATCTTCGAATCTATAACTTTTGCTCTTACAAATCCCGAACTAGATAATTCTGATCGTGACTCTCTTATCGGTGCATTCATGGGACAACCAATCAACCTTACAAATCTTCCGCTCAATATGTCCTCCGGCAACTTTCAAGGATTCATAGAGGGCTGGAGATTCTCAGCCTCTTACAACGAACTAGCAATAACTCTTCTACTTTCACCGCTTGCGTTCTCACTCCAAGCGATGACATGGAGCGACGTTCCAATCGTTGAAACGTGGTCGAGCGTGTCGCCGACACTCTCATGGGAATACGCGACAATCGTCGCTTAGAAAAGGAGATAAATAAATGGCTAATCCAACAACGAACTTCGGCTGGGTCATGCCGACGACTACGGATCTCGTAACGGATCTTCCGGCAGATTTCAACGTGTTCGGTCAAGCGGTCGATACTTCGCTCGCACAACTCAAAGGTGGAACGACCGGACAGGTTCTTTCAAAGACTTCCGCGACAGACATGGCGTTCACTTGGGTCGCACAAGACGATTCAAACGCTATCCAGAATGCAATCGTGGACGCAAAAGGTGATCTTATCGGAGCAACGGCAGCCGATACTCCAGCACGCCTAGCAGTCGGCACAAATGGACAAGTATTGACGGCAGATTCGACGGCTGGAACCGGATTGAAATGGGCTACTCCTGCAGCCGGCGGCAAAGTCTTACAAGTGGTCAGTGCCACTACGGCAACACAGACGGCAAACTCAACTGCTACCTATGCCGATTCTGGAATAACTGCAACAATTACACCAACTCTCAACACTTCAACTATTTTAGTAATTATTACGGCGGTAACAAAAATAAATCGTGCGGTCGCTGGTGTTAACTATGTCAATTCTTGGGGCAAATTGCTTAGAGGTGCGACTTCTTTATTTGAAAATCAAGAAACATTTCACAGTGCTTATTTTTCATCACAGGCTGAATTCAATAATGCTATGACTCGTGCACTCCATTATTACGATTCACCTGCAACTACTTCCGCAACCACTTACAAACTGCAATCCAAAGTTAGTAGTTCACTTGGAACGATTACATTTCAACCAGATAGCACAAGCACAAGCAGTATTATTCTTATGGAAATAGGTGCATAATGGCAACAAGCGTAGAAGTTTTACAAATGCTTATTCCAAATGGTGGCTGGATTATGACTGGATTAGAATATGAAGGAATTCAATTCCTAGAATGTGATCCTATTACTAAGGCAGAATTTACTGGTGGATTCGCTAAATACGATACTTGGAAAGCAACGCAAGATGCTAAAGCGCAAGCAACTAAAGCATCAGCACTTGCTAAACTTGCAGCACTTGGACTCACACCGGAGGAAATAAGTGCCATTTCCTAACGGCACTCTTCACCGCGTTATCGAAATCGCTCTGGGCGAAGTCGGAACCGTTGAAGAAGGCGACAACCTTACAAAATACGGAAAAGCCTTCGGTGTCGATGGTCTGCCGTGGTGCGGTTCATTCTGTAATTGGGTCTATAAAGAAGCCGGAGTCAAGATTCCATCGGTTATCTCAACGGCGGCAGGGGCTCACGCCTTTAAGAATCTTGCTAAATTTCGAGAAGCGCCTCAAGTGGGAGATCTTGCATTCATGGACTTTCCTCACGATGGCGTCGATCGTATTTCACACATCGGAATCGTGGTCAAAGTTGCGTCGGATTCGATTACTACAATCGAAGGAAATACGTCAGGGACAGGCGATCAACGCAACGGCGGAATGGTAATGATCAAGACTCGCGCACTCGGTACAGGGTCACCGGTTGTCGGTTTCGGTCGTTGCCGTTTCGCACCTTTCGAAGGTGATCTTCCGGTCATCGTCGAAGAAGTAAAAACACCTATAAAGAAAAAAATAGGAAGGCTAAAAAAATGAAGGAAGCAAAAGCACTCGGAGCCTCTTGGGCTCGCTCTTTCCTAGCGGCGGCAGTTGCATTAATCGCCATCGGTGAGACAGATCCAAAAGCAATCTTTACCGCAGGAATGGCGGCAGTAATTCCGGTCATTCTTAGATATCTCAATCCTAAAGACGTCGCCTTCGGTGTCTCTGGAAAGTGAGTCAATTTGCACGGGCGGCAGCGCTTCTCATAGGGCTATGCGTTGCGTTGTCGTCTTGCGGTTATCAAGGATCCATACGTTATGAATGTCAAGAATTTCAGAACTGGGAAAAGCCGGAATGCACTCCGCCAGAATGCGAAATCGCCGGAGTCTGCTCGAAGGATCTTGTGGGAAAGAAAATCTATGAATCGCAACCGTAAATTATTATCTCCCGAAGATATACACGCGCGCCTTATTCTTGCCATCGGCTTATCTCTGGCAACGGTATTCGTCATCACTACCGTAGGCATTACTTACGCACTTATATTCGTGACTCAACCGGTCGTCAATCAAGCACCTAATGACGCCGCGTTTATTGACGTTCTCAAAATGATAGTGACATTCTTAGCCGGATCACTCGGTGGCGTACTAGCCGGTAACGGGCTCAAATCTAAAGCGAAGCCGATAGACACGCCGACGGATACGCCTAAAGGTTGAAAATGTCGGCTCTCGATGAGACTCTTTTCTCGGGAGCAACGACAAGGCTCCCACGGGAGCAATAATGAAAGAAGAAATCGGTTATTGGTTGAGTCTGGCTATTCTTGGAATTCTTGGGATTTCATGGGGCTACTCAAGGGGCTGGAAAGATGGACATTCCGAGGGCTACGTTCGCGGACGTGCTATTGCAAGCGCATTCAAGGAGATTAAGAAATGAGTAATTTCCTAGAGGGATACGAGGACGTTAATGCAAGAATTACAAGAATCCACGCCGAATTTCCGTCATGTCGAATCATCACGCATATCGAGGATATCGACGTCGTTAAAGGTTACGTACTTGTCAAGGCAGAATTCTTCAAAGAGTTCGAGGATCACGTTCCATCATTCACAGATTACGCGCTGGAAATGCGGTCAGATCGTGGAGTCAATCTGCACTTCTGGGTCGAGAACGGAATCACTAGCGCAATCGGTCGAGTCATTGGATTAGCCTCACCTTCTAAGGATCCGAAAACTGCCGCACGTCCAACACGTCAAGACATGGAAAAGGTTGAACGCCTATCCACGTCGGACGTTTCAGAATTGAAGAAGAGCGACGCTTGGACATCGATACCATCGTGGGACACTAAAGAAGCCGCCGAAACTGCCGGAATGCCAACACTAGGAACCGCTATCGACACCATCAAAGATTCTCTAGGTGGGGCAATTATTGACGATCCATACTCATGCAAGCACGGAGCGCGCAATTTCAGATCCGGAGTGTCTAAGAAAACCGATAAGCCCTACGGTGGCTGGTACTGCCCTAATGGAATTGTGTCGCACCAATGCGAAGTCGTGTGGGGCGTACTTGGATCCGATGGTAATTGGGCGGTTAAGAAATGAGCGATTTCGTTCAAATAATAAATCCGCGCACCATGACGGCGACCATGATTACCAACGGAGAAATTACAGAAATTTACAAAGTAGAACAATGTGATTCTTGTAAAAAATTAGTTCGATTCGATTCCAA